TCAAAAGTCCATCTCAACCAAGGAGATGTAGAACCATAATAGTCAACTACCATAAAATGAACCTAAAAAAAGGGGCGCCATAATATTTATGGCGCCCCAAGAGAGACTAATGTATCTTAGTCATCAGCAAGTCGAGAAAAATAAGACATTGCGTCTTCTTCATCATCGGACGAGGCAGCGGGAGCAGGGGTAGAAGTCTCATTAATAAAGATATCATCCTCTACATCGCCAGTCTGAGCAGAAGCAGCAGTCGGAACAGCCGCACCACCCTTCAGTACCATCTCAAGTTTGGTCTTGAGTTCATCGTATGATTTGAACTGACTTGGATCAACGATCTCATTCAGAGAATACTGTTGTTCCCAGATGGCATCAATCGCCTCGTCGGAGTCAGCAACAGGACGAACCTTGGAACCAAACTTAGACTTATCGTAGTTACGATAACCAGCGACATTTCGTGCAACCAGAGCAAAGTCAACACCTTCCCACGGATCAAATGGATTGATCGGGTCTTCAGTTGGCAGTTCCGGTTTGATTACATCTTGAATCATTTCAAAGATTTTCTGACCATACCGATACAAGAAAACTTTACCTTCGTTTTCTGGGTTGGCAGGATCACTCACAACAAGAATGTTAGAGTAATAAGAAAGACGGCGCTTCTGTTTACGAGCAGTCTCCTTATCAGCATCCGCACCTGTATTCCAGAGCTGAGTGTTCAGTTCCGAAACGGGATCAGGTTGGTTCAGAGTAGTAAGAGAGTTTTCGATATACCACTTACCAGTGGGGCCTTGGAAACCGTGTGTCCAAAGACGCACCCAATAAGACTCCTCGCCCTTGGAGGGGGGAAGGAAACGAATTACGGCAGAACCATTTCCAGCCTTATCAACAGAGAGTTTCCACTCTTTGCCGGTATCATTGGATTCTGTAGTAGTGGTTGACATCTTTTCCACTTGCTTCAACAGTGTGTCAAAGTTGCCACGACTCTTACGGAGTTCAGATAGAGAATTTGCAGACATATGTTTGCTCCTTTGTTTGCAGTTTATTCAGCTTGTTGTTTACTGTATATTTTTGATTTTGCAGTTAATGACTGATGAAACTCATCAGTATCATATACATCCTCATCATATAACAGATGTTTGTACTTGTCAAGTTTAGTTTTATCAGAACCAACTCGACGCATACGCTCCTTCTGGTTAGACCGTCTGGAGTTATTCGACTTACTCACGATGTACCTTCCTATTTATAACACATTTCAGATTGGCTGCGATGGATTGATCGCGGTCTGTAACCTTAACAAATGGACGATACTTTTGAATACACATACAAGTGTCTTCTAATAATATGTCAGTCGTGTTCATATCAACAAAGTCAAACACTTTATCTAGTGTTGTCATTGTTTCTATAGTAATAATATTACCAAAGAACAACCTAAATGTCAAGGGGTGTTTTCCGTTTTTTTCAACAAAGGGATCGTCGATACCCTCTTTTTCCATCTCCAGCATTATACGTTCAACGTCTTGGTAAAAACGATAGGATTTTTGGTGTTTGCGGTTTCTCCACTCTTCGTACCTTCTAGCGGCATCAACATCAAACAATCCACCCCACTTCTCACCAGAGACAAAGTTTGCGACAAGAAAATCTATGATCTGATCACGAGAGTAATCTCTTGCCAATTTTTTGATTGATATCAAATCTTTTCTTTTTTTGAAAGTTTCTTCTTTAACACGAACCTTGAATCGGTATTTTACAACGTCATAGTTTTTTGTTGTAAAGTGCAACTTGATTGCTAGATAAAGACGGTATACCTCAAATGGTTCTATCATATCGGTAACTTAGGTGCGGCCTTAACTTTCAACAAATTTAGGTTTTGTGCTTCAGCCGCAATCTTCTCCTTCAAAGATGGGGTCAATAATTTTTTGACACTTTCAATTTCAACTTCATTACGAACACAGTAATCAGTCAGAACATCAATATAATTTTGTCCCACACTTGCTTTACGTTCTATGTGTTGAGAAAACTCTACAGCACTAGAGAACTGTTGATTGGTGATCAAAAATTGATCAGTTTGGGTCGGGTCTTTTTCAGACTGTTTTGGCATGTTTATCATCTACCTTTTTTAGTTCCTCTTGTATAGTTTCTCTAAGAAATTCTTCTTTCCAATCTTTGATATACTTTATAACATCGTACTCAGTATCATAGAATGGACTATCACAACGAGTCATTTCTGCCTCGCCTGGTTTGTCAAACTCATGAACAAGCGGGTGATCAAATGCCTTCGCAACATCCAAGATACTAACTGGTTTACCGCCACCCAAGTGAACGTCTCTGGGTTTTCTCTTGTGTTGTAACAGTTGCAATATGCCATCAATCACATCATATATGTGGGTGAAGTCTCTTTCTTTTTTGCCACTACCGAATACTCTCAAAGGAACTCCGGATTCTACGCACTTTTTGAAAGACCGGATTACCGTACTATATTCACCGTAATCAGCTTCTCTTGGCCCATATACATTATAGAAGTATAACATATGATAGTTGACTCTGTAAAGCCTATTATACAAATCTAATATCTCTTCTGATACAGATTTACTATATGTGTATGGGTTTGATTTGGGATCACTGAACTTGGTACTAGAGGAAGCGGCAAAGAAAATGGGAACCCTGAGTTTTCTTGCCCACTCGCAAACAGTAAGTGTACTATCAAGGTTATTTTTGATGGTGTGGTATGGACTCTTGTGTGACATCCTGACTCGTGGAGTAGCAGCAAGATGAAATATGGCGTCATACTGTCCGGTTGGAAATATTTCTGCCACATCCTTGTGAATGTATCTTACGTTTTTGTGTGGTATCTTATACTCACCACTACGCATGTCATCAACAACAGTGACTTTCTGTTCGTGTAACAGTAGGGCCTCGGTCAAGTGACCGCCTATAAAACCACACCCACCAGTTACGATAAAATTATGTGTGGACACTAGTGCATCCTGTAGAATATATGTTTGTCATGAATTACTGCAAGACTCATATGACTAGACCAATCTGGGGTTACATAATCAGCATGATAAAAAGTAGAACCATTTGTATTGTCTTCTAACTCACCCAACATCACTCTTCTCGCAATGTCACTGATCTTGTGATAGGATTTCCAATCATGTATCTTATCAGACTTCCCGTCACAATACCACGAAAACTGGCATTTATTTCTAATAGGACTGTCATTCCACTTTTTCGCCTGATAAACAACACCACATACTGTATTAGGAAACTTGTGATGCCGAACCCTATTCATGGTTACATGAGCAACTGCGATTTGACCCTCAGTGTCTTCTCCACGGGCTTCAAAATAAATGTTTTTGGATAAACAAACAACCTGAGTCTCATCCAAAAAAACTTTCTTCTCAACCATCACCTCTACTTCCTGTAGTGGTGGGATAGGTTCGCTAGTTGCTGGAACTAGCATCACAACACTTGCAATTACATAAGTTAAAATCTCTTGGATATCCATTCGATTTCTCCTTTCTATTGTAAGGGGCCCGTTGGATTATAAGGTGGAGCCCATACCCCACTAGCCTCAAGCGGCTAGAGCATAAACGTCATCGTTTGCGTTTACTTTAGTGGCACTTTGCCAGTCAATCAGTCTCCGCTTTCCTATGCAATCGCAGTCGAACCTATTCACCCCCATCAATAATACACTAAGTGTATTGTATGATACACCAAATGTATTATTGGTGGAGGTGGCGGGAATCGCACCCGCGTCCTACAATCTTTCAGTCCACTTCAGCAACCGATCATTTATTTATAATACCATACTAGGCAGCAGAAGTCAACACTTCTTTTTCGTATAAATCACGACATTCTATCAGATAATCTGTGTAATTATCACGTTTTTCGACAAATAGTTGGGATTCGTCTGCTTGGACACCAATAATGATAACAGATGTGTCAATGGGGATACCAGTGCGTTCCTCAAACATAATTGCATACGCGGCACACTGGGCAAAGTAATTCTTGATATAAGACTTACTCTTTGGTTTGGCAGAGGTTTTGAAGTCAATGATAGATAGTCTACCATCAAACTCAGCGATGCAGTCAGCCTGTCCTGCAAGTCGCAGATGTTCACTGTATAAAAATTGTTCTACGCAGTGAATGTTGTCAATCCGGTCAATCAAAGGTTTCATTTGATTGAACATATCAACCTCAACGAAAGACAACTTATCAAAATTTAAGTCATCATTGTTGACATAATCTTCGCAAAGAGAGTGTATTTTTGTACCGCGTACAGAGGCCTGTCTACTAATCTTGTTAGCAGTTTCAGTACCGACTCGTTTTCGCCAAGCCTTAATAGCGGGTTTTGATTTGTGTCCGAGGACAGTGGTGACAGACGGAAATCTATCACCACTCTCGGTTTTGTAAACCCTCTTACCTTCAAAGTTTTCCCTGACTAATTGAGGGAACTCAAATTTTTCTACATGTTTAAACATAATAAACCTATAAGTATTACATCATCATACTATACTTATACGCAGATGTCAAGCGACTTGTGAATCTTCGTATTTCATCCTAGCCAATAGATATTCCTTGACCAAATCACTTCTAACGATGTCATCGGTATCAAATTCAAACATCTTGAAAGAGGGCATATTCTCGGCGATTACCATGAACTTCTTCAACCCCGACATGTCTCCTCGTTTGTAAAGATCGGTTTGCCTGAAGTCTCCGCAGAATATGATTTTA